CTTGGGAAGCCATTTGCGTTCACTCTGTAATCGCAATAGCGAATAAGAAACTGCTTGCGAGTGCCAAACACATTGTCCAATCGTCCAATAATCTTCAGTGGACTAATCAGTTCACTTGGACGATTAGGTGTGAGCGTTCCTGACATGAGCGCAACGATGCCATCGGCAGGAATAGTATTCGCAATCGCTCGCACACCTTTGGTGCGCTGTGCTTTCTCATTCTTGATGCTGTGCGCTTCGTCTACGATGAGTGTGTCAAACTTGTTCTCCAACTTCACACTCCATGCGTTCACCACGCTGTCTCCAATGACAAGAACGTCACACTTGGGCAACGCATGGGGCGTACGACCAGTTACGGTGCGTACGACAAGGTTGGGTGCGAAACGCCTAAACTCTTTCAACCACTGAAGTCGTAGATGTGGAGGAACTACTACAAGTGTCTTTCCACCACGAAAGTTTGTGTCCAATGCCAATGCGATGCCCTGACAAGTCTTTCCCAGTCCCATGCTGTCTGCGAGTAATACACGCCTTGTCTCTAATGCGTACTTCACTCCTGCTCGCTGGTATGGCAACAGTGGCATTTCCAAATCAAATCCCAGTTCAGCGTCCTGCGCTGTGGACAGTTCCAGTAGTTCAGGTCGTGGCGCAACAATGCGTGGCATCCGTTCCAAACCAAATACAAACATTTCCAAGTCGTACATCAGCACATCGCTGTTCCACTTCAGTTCAGGTAGTTCCTTTACTGACGGACAGTCAGTGCTGTTGTGGTAAATACTCCAAGTACGCTTGTCCAAGACATACAGCCCTAGCCCTGCCGTGACGACTTCGCCACACAGTTCACACTCACCTTTCTTCTTGTTCACAAGAATAGAACTCGCACTAATCGGCAAGTGTGCCTGAGACGCAGGACGGGTCACTGGAAGTTCAGAGAGATAGTCCAGCAAGTCATTTGCGCTTTCGTAGGTCAGTTCATCAAGGTTGTTGGTCTTTATCCAACCATCAACTTCCAACTCGTGTAATCCCAAAGGATTACTACGCCCAATAAGTAGTTCCCTTATTTGGACTTGCTGTTTAGGAAGTATCGCAGTGTTAGCCATTGTCAGTCTCCTGTTCGTTGTCCGTGTCGCAGGATAGCGCATCTGCTGGCTTGCCACTTGCCGTGCCATAGAAAGTGTCTAGGTGAAGAGCAAAGTCCACATACAAGTTGTCCAAGAAGTCTTGAACATCACGCTGTGCGCGTTTCTTCATTTGTCGCTCATGTCGGTATGTCATGTTGTTTGCCCCTTTCATAACCACTTTATGTCATGGCTTAGGGGGGTAGTCAAGAGCCGTACTGCGACAGCACCTCGTTCCAACGCTTGCCACCGTTTGCTACGTCACGAGCCTTGACCAACTCGTACAGACGGTCTCCTTCTTCTTGTCGCAACTCCCGTGAAGCCGTGAGGTGCTTCAGGTGGCGTATCCAGTCCTTCGGGCGAGACGCTGTGCGCCCACAACCGAACTCCTTGCGAAGGCTTTCGTACGATGGCAAAGCAGACGCAATCCAAGGGATGCCACTTGCTGAATACTCCAGCAGTTTGATTTCTGACTTGGCGTGATTGAACGGCGTATCGCGCAGGGGCGCAAGCCCAATGTCCATCTGAAGCAGGTTTGGATAATCCTGCGGGTCACAGGCGGGGATTGTTTTTACTAAATGCTCAGGCACACCTGCTTCATTAGCAAACGATGGTGATGAGTCATGATGCCCACCGTGTAGGTACGAAACGTGTGTGGTCGTCGTCTGTGTGGTCGTCAATATGCCACGCAACTGTTGTAAGTCACCGCTTCTGTGAGCAGTAGACCCAACCCATCCAACAACTACATCTTCATTTACTGTGTGGTCGTGTTTTTTGAAAGCGTTGGTATCAACGGTATTTGGCAATAAGAGAACGTTCTTGTTCCACTTGCTCATCTTGTCGTACAAGAAAGGGGTGGACGTTGTAACCAAAGAACTGGCGGCGATTACTTCCCGATAATAGTTGGTGTTCTCTTGTTTGTTGTGCTTGGGGTGCGATGCCTTGTATGCCATGTTGTTTGGGTCAAGACCCCAATACCAGTCGTCCACATCGTTGATGATGGTTTGACCAACTGCCTTTGCTTTGTTGATGTGTCCACCAAGACCATCGTGCATCAACCGTTGCATGATGATTACATCAACATCATGTCGTGTCCCATCGTCTGAAACGACTTTGAACTCGGTGTAGTACCAAACCAGCGTCCCAACGAACACCTCCACGTTGAAGTGGGGAAGATACTGACCCAGGCGAACCCAGCCAGCCCCTCCCCAATGTTCTTCGCCGTCAGGCGACTTCAACGGATGTATTCGGTCTCCCGAAACAATCCCTACACGCATTACTCAGTAACAGGTGCTTCCTGTGTGGTCGTATCCTGAGGAAGCGATGGCTTCCACGAAGCCTTGAACGTCAGCAACGTGTTCTTGTCCCAAATGGGCGTGGCGGCAAGCATCACAACTGGCTGTGGAAAATCATCGCGCTTGCGAAGCGTGTGAATACGCTGCTTCAGCACTCCAAGCACTGCTGCTGCTTCTGCTGTTCCGCAAAGGTTATCTGTGTCAATCAACATGTTATTCTCCTGTGTGGTCGTCTTTTGACTTGGCTACTATGTTACATACTCCAGTGTCCCAATCCACCGTTGTCCAACAAATATTTTGCAACTTTTAGGTTGCAGTCAAGGGTCAGCAGGACGTCTAGGTCACCCTTTTTTGTACCACAGACTGAGGCTGTGACTGACCGCCAACTGCTATTTATTTGGAGCAACCCACGGTCAATGGAGCCATTTTTGTTCAGTGTCCATGTGACGTTTCCCTGTTCATCAAACTTGGCGTTGATTGCCTTGATTCGGCAACCACTCTCTCGCCATGCGATGTAGGAGAAAACCTTGACTGGGTACAAGCCGTACTCAGCAAGTGCTGGTTCCCATTGTGGGCACCGTTGGGTTTCGTTTCCTACCTTGTTCTTTGGCTTTACAGAGTCATCTGCTGGAAGGTACGTACGGTTTACCGCCGTCCTGTCGTACTGATAACTACTGATTTGTACTACCTGCGTTTCTTGTGTCCTGTCCAGTTGTTCTCTTCCGATTTCTGTTGTTGTGATTGTTCCGATAAATGCAAAGACTGAAAACAGCCAGTGTCGTAACAATATGTTCTCCTCTGTCGGTGGATAAAACAAAAGACCGTAACGTTTTGACTTGCGTCTCTATGTTACGGTCTACCATCCAGCATAGCAGGATTTACTGAAGGAGTCGGTACAAAATCGTAAATAGATCAAAATCTTCTTCACCCATTGAAGGTACGACACTTATATCTTTATCTTGTTTTACAACTAACGTATGACTTTCTGTACATTCTTCACAAGTACAACCTTGTCGGTATCTAGTGGGTGTTCCATGCGTACGATATGCCGTTTTCTTTGGAGTATCTCTGTAAACAGAGCGCTCTAATGGAGTTAAGCCGCCCCACATTCCCCAATTCTCAGACAAGCCATCATCAAGACACTCTTTCCACACTGGACAAATGTGACACACCTCACGTGCAACAGCGTAATACTGTTCTGGATTGTCAGCCTCTAAAGGTGGATACCAAATGTTGGTATTTTTCCCGCGGCAACTCGCGCTTTCCCGCCACGACATTAATCCGTGTCGTTTCTGTTGGAAGTTTCACGGTACAACTTAACAATGTTTTGTGCGCCTTCTTCAACAGAAAATACTAATTCTCTAATCTTCTTATCTTGGATTTCAATATCTTGTACTAGTTGTTTAATTTGGTTTTCTAAATCACGAATATAAGTGTGTAGTCGTTCCCATCCGTTGTACCGAAGTTCAGTCAAAGAAACATTGATTAACTTTGGAATATCTTCAAAAGGGATACTTGGGTTTTGTAATAGTGCGGCAAGAGAAGATACGACGTTATCTAAACGATTCAGTTCTGGGGCAAGAACGTGCTTAGCAAATGCCTTTGACTTTTCTTGAATTTGAAAATATGCCATGACTCCCCACAATTAAATGTTCGGTAGTTTTTCTCGTGTTACGCAGTCCCATCCACATCCAACGTACCCAGCAATATCAACCCAATGGTCTTTCTTCTGTGGCGTCCATGACAGACGACTAATCTTGAGAAGCACCATCATCACTGCAACATCTTGCGGTTCAATGACTAATGCCCCGTCATGACGGTCCATAATTCGTGACAAATATGAGTGCCACAAATCTGCTGTCATGCCGAAGTCATCGTATGGGTCACCGTAATCAACATTTCTGTCTCCTACGATGAGGTTTACTGCGTCAAGTAGTACTTGTTCACGCTCGGTTGAAGCCACGGAATCTCCCTGTTGTTTACCTTATTTACAATTGTAGCAAAGTCTACCAGCGACTCTGCGCGAAACGCACCATGAAAGTGTTTGTTCCAAGGTTGCGTTTGAAGAACTGCGAACACTCCACTCTTCTCCAACTGAACGTAGTAATCCACGTGGTCGTCAATCATGGCTGATTCATTTTTGGCTACGTGAGACAACACAGTCTTGTCATGCGTGAAGTGCAAGTGGTCGGGAACTAAATCGTGGTCGTGTAACCACTCGGAAGTTTGTGCCCAGGCAGTGGATGGACGGGCTGTAATGACATGCAAACGAAAGCCCGACTCTCTAAGCATGTCCCAACCTTGCCTAACATTTTCTAGTGGGTACTCTGTGGCAAACAGTCTGTGAGACACTGGTGCTTTCTTGAGCATCTCATTGAATTCCTGTGAGGTGATTCCCCAGTCCTCGTAAAAATCCCATTTGGTTGGCTCAGGGAAGTTAGTTCTTCCCAACATTTCAGAGCAGTACTTCTTAAAGGCATTGGCAAAGGGGTATACCACCCCATCCATGTCAATCCCTACGTCGGTTATTAGTCTCTTGTTTTTCATTTTGTAATTCCATGACTGCTGGGGTTGCTGAGTGTACATCTTTGTTCCTACAAACTGGTGGGTACATATTGCTAATCGTTGCTACAAAGTTCCCACATACGGGGCACTTGTATTCGTAAGGTAAGCCTTTCACTCTTCCTCCACATCAAGAACTTCCTGATAAAACGCATCGGTTGCTGCTGGTCCAAGACCACCATACGGCATAGGATTTGCTGCCTCTGCTGCCCTTTGACCAAACAGCCTAGAGAGTACACCACTTGACCCACGTGCCTCAACTTCAAACCTCACCATGTCACGTGTGTCATTTATATTTTTAAACTTCTCAATCATCTCAAAGGCACGGTCCATCTCAACCGACAGCGAAGCATCAAGTCCCTGACCTTCCATCTCTTCTGCGAATCGGGCGAACATGACACGACTTACCTGCATCTCAAGCATGGCTCGCAGTGCTGCCTGAAGTTGGTCTTTTGTTCTAATCTCAATCGGCAACTTAAACGCACATTCTGTATGTTCACGAAATGCAGGACATTTTGAGGCGAGATAACAATTATCGCACTGTCGCAAAAGTGACCCTGTGTAGCGAATTACGTTCGTTTTTTCAGGGGCAACTTCTATAGATTCCCCTTGTTCATCAATGGTTTGAGTGCCCATTGACATGATGGTTTCTACACCCATTACGGGCAACAATACGACTTCGCTTTCGTGCCGCTTTTCTGGAGGTGGGATAACAATACCTGTACCTCGGTTTTCCACTTTTTCTAAACCAGGGGTATGTGGTGGCATAACAATTATGTCACCCTTTTCTTCCTCATCATCGTTACTTTGTTGCTGGTTTTGCATGGTGTCATAGCCCCCAAAAGTCTTCTGTTCATATAACTTCCACGAGGTGATAGCAAGGTTTGCAACAGACTCAACTTCATCCGCCATCACTTGTTCGTACGATATACCCAAACGTTCAATGTCGTTTCGGTGTCTCTTTCTTGCTGAGTCTTTTTGCTGTGCTGGATAACGGCGTAACCCGTGCCCATCCCACACCTGCGTTTCTCCGTAGCGCACTGCGCTTGTCCACGAGCCAACCAGCACCGTATCCCATTGGATACCTTCAATCACATCTGGCTTTGAAGTTAGCCCAACCATCGTAGCGTTCCAACGCATGGCAATAGCGTTAATTCTATTGTTATGGTGCTTTGTTAGCGCCTTGTCACTGATGGCTACCTTTCCATGCTTTTGACAAATCCAGTTGAGACGCTCTAGGTCATCTCCGTCATTCCAAATGGGTACATACTTATCACCTAACCATGTTCCATCGTAATCAGGACGACCAATGACAATTTCCAAATCATCTGCGTATGCCCTGAGGAATGAATCGTAACGTGTTACATCTTCATCACTTTCAGATGTGTAAATCAATAGTTCAGAATTATTGAACTTAGCAGGAAGGTCTAATACTTTTCTTTTTGGTAAAGAAAAATGCGTGAGATTGATACCCAATCGGTTCACTTTGGCAGACAGCAACATGGAGGCATACATGCCCTTCTCTGCGCCACCAAAGTAAATCTTCACTCCCAGCCAGCCTTCCTCCACACTGCTTGGGCAGAAAAGGCTTCCACTGCTAGACGATGTGCTTCATTGTTATACAGCCGAAGAATGTGGACACAAGGGTCGCTACCCTCTTCATACTGTCGCGCTTCTTCCTCGCTCATAGGCATACCATCATGGGGTTCACAAATAGGAGGTGAACACCACCCCATTTTGACACCCAGTTCAATCCACTCGTCTTGCTTCATTACTCTTTCCATGTTCGCTCTGCTTTCTTAAGTGCTTGTGACTCAATCGCTGTAGTCACTTCATCCCATGCAACTATCTTACGTGGTTCATCCCACTCAGGTCTAACGATAAAAGGAACTGTAACAAGAAGTGTTGGTATGCCTTCTTTGATTACCTTGGCAACGGTAACTGGGTCAGTATCAATGTACCAATCAATTTTTGTATGGGCTGCATGAATTGCCCTAACTCTGTCTAACCGATTATCTGGTCCTTTTTCCCAATGAAAGTCAATAGAACCTGGTTTATAGTTTTCCTTCTTTAACCATTCCATGACTAGTTGCTGTTGGTGTTTGTCTACTCCGTCAACCAACAAAACAATGCGACCGTTGTACATGCCAAACATGGAGTTCCATAGTTTGCGTCCGTGATTGGACGGCTGACTTGCGCCAATCTCTTCTGACCTGTTGGCAATGACGTCAAAAGTTACAACAATCACTTGTCGTAAAGACCCAAAATCTGTCGCTCTTTGTGCGTATACCATGCAGCAGCAGGGCAGTACATACAGAGATATTGACGCTTTTCAATAGGAATACCAGTCTTTCTGCCAATGGTCTTTGACTCGTCGCACCAATCGCTACAGCCAGTATTTGGACGATTGTGCCTATTGAAGCATCGCAAGGCATCAACTTTCAATTCATCTCGGAAGTCTTGGATGATAATGTCGTGACGCTTCAACTCATTCTTGATTGCAGTTTCGGCATCAAGTTTATTTGCAGTATCCTTATCAGTCCTAAAAATCAAACCTCGCCAGTTTTCATGGTCTTGATGACGAGCCTTATGACGTTCAAGAACGTCAATCAACTCCATGTCATATTCAGTTGGTCCTTCGTATGGACTGAGTTTGTAAATAACTCCGTCACGCTTTTGACCATTGACGAGACGCCAACAAACCAATAGACGATTAGTTGCTTCAGACATTTTGTACTCCAAACGTTAGAATGTCAGTATATAGTAATGATTTACTTATTCCTCAGTGAACCCGCGCATTTGCAGGCTTGAATCAAGAGCCAAACCTAAGAATTCTCCAGTATCTGGGTCTTCTAGATAGGTAAAGGGTCTTGGCAAACGTCCTGATGTGCCAAGGTTACTTCCTTTGGCTACACGAACGAGAGAACCTTTAGGTCTTTTTACTTTTGAGTCAAAC